CACCAGATCTCGCTGTAGCCCTCATTCGTGCCGGCGAAGAACTGATCCTTCTGCTCTAGGTTGATGTCGCCGTAGACGTACTGGCGCAGCGCACAGGGCAGCGTTTCCACGCGTCCGGTGTAGGTGTAAAACTTGTCCACACCCATCCAGTACGTAATGTTGTTGGCTGTAGCTACAGCATTCGGACCTGCTATCGAGATATTGTCTGAAAGAATGTTGAAGCCCCAGACATACGGTGGCCCCAAATACTGCATGGAGAACACAGCTGCATCTGTAAAGACCAAGATCTCCTGACGTGTCTGCTGCGCACTGATAATCTCTGACCCAGAGGACAAACGGAAACTGCCAGCCTGATTGGTTACTGCCGGCGTCCAAGTGGCGTAGTCTTCCTGATCTGACCAGCGGATCAACATCGGATCCTGCGTGGTAGAGCCGTAATCATTACAGCCAAACGCAATCACAAACCGCGATGAATCCGACACCATCACAAAGTTGGAAACTATCGGGCAACTGGTGTCTGTCTGGTACACACCACTACTGGTGCTGGATAGGATGGTTGCTGGTGTTGTGAACAGCAAAGTGCCGCCCGCAGAATACGCTGGCACCCACATATACAGCGCACCGCCGCGCGGGTTGATGATCAGATAGTCGCCATAGTTGGCTTCTGACCACAGACGCAGACGCTGAGTAATCCCAAAAGATGCAGACTGACCCCAGCCTGTAAATGTCTGGGCGTTGTACACAATGGCGCCATTTGAGTGCGTTGTGGCTATTGTGCCGTTTGCACCGCGTGTAGCGCCTGTGAACGTCGTTGCCGTGTTGCCCGTGTAGGTAGCTAGCTCCTGATCTATCAGAACCGTCCCTGTGGCATTAGAAAAGCCCGTGGTGGATGCAACTGTGATCGTGGTGTTAGAAGCGCTCAGAGCCGCTGTAAGCGTGGTCTGTGTGGCGCCTGTAGCAAAGCCACCCCAAAGACCTGCGCCCCATCCAGTGACGTAGCCGTAGATCTCAAGGCCAGTGTTCAGCTGATACTTGGCCGTCACCGTGCCGCCGCCGGTCGCGGACGAAGATGCAGCAGACGCAGCAGTAATTGTGTAACTGTTACTGTTGACGTACGTAATCTGGTACTCGCCGTTCAGATCCAAGCCGCCAACCACAGACGCACCAGAAAAGATCACATAGTCACCGTTAGTGGCGCCATGATTTACATCTGTGACCGTAACGATTGCCGACCCGCTGGTAGTGGTAAACGGATTGGTCAGAACCGCTGTCTCGCGGATAGGCGTGATGTCGTTGTACTGACCACCGCTTTCGATGTAGTACTTGACGTTCGTGCCGACTGCTAGCAGGTTGTATCCTTGCAGCGTGACCCAGTTCCACAGACTGCGAGCTGTGCCGATATAGGTGTTACCGGATAAAGGCTGCCACCCGCCTAGCTTTTGCGGATAGCCCGAACGAAACCGGATCTTGTTGCAGTCAAACCAGCCGCCCTCGTTGGCAAGCGTCGTTCCTTCTCTGTTGACGCCAGGCCTAAGTTGTAATTTCTGTAATGGCATTTCTATCCACCTGACTTGTACGGGCGTGTACCCTTTTTGTCGATGATAAGCGCCATCTTTCTCGGCTTGGCTTCTGGCGTGTTTGGGATGCTGACGTGCGTCCACCCGCCGCCGCGCACCGGGTCAGAGAACTCACGGATCACCTGATCAAATGGCAACGTAGAAGCAATGATACGCTTTACTACCTGATCTGGGATCATTCCTGACACTCGTATATCTGCCGCTGTGCCGTGACAGTGCTGACTTGTCTTCGACCCACGGATTGCCGCGTTGACTTTCGGGCTGCGGTAGGCCGAGTTGATGCTGATCGGCTTGTTCAACAATGCCCGCAACGATTCCAAAAACGCCGCCAGCCGGCGCATGTTCATCAGATGCTCGTTCTGCGGAGTGTTGTCTAAACCATGTCGCGCCGCATAGTCGCTGACGGTCATCTCCTCCAGCGTGAAATGGGGCGAGAGCTTCATTTCTTCATCAACTCCTTGGTCTTCTCCTTGCTGCTCTGGCTAGAACCAAAGAAGAAGTTCAAGATGGTAGCCACCACCGTACCAAGAATGAAACCAAGAACCACATCTACGAATCTGATGTTCTTCTCTGGGATCTCCGCAATGGTAATCAGGACTATGTATCCCGTAGCGAACACCGACCAGTACGTCGCAAACATGTACACAAACCGGCGCACTACAGGATCACCGTTCTCCATAGCTTTTTCCTGCATCTGCCGCGCGTCTTGCGTGTTCTTAAAATCCAACTCTGCCATGAACTCTGCATGTTTCATGGCCGCCATCTGGATCTCTGCCAACTTGCTGTCGTCCAGCACACCGTTCTCGTTAGGCTCCAGCTTGATGCCGAGCTTTTCTTCTACATGCTCCAAGCCCTTATCCAGCACAGAGTCGGCCACCTTCTGTAGCCCTGCGCCTGCGAGCTGCGTCAAGATCGGTGCAAGTAATGGCAACATTATTTTTTAGCCCTTTCTTCCATGAGCTTGATACGCACTTGCAGGTCATGCAAGTCTTTGTATATCTCTTCCTTCAACGCATGACGCCGCTCGGCAGATATCGGGCTGTCTGTAGGAGTTCCCTGCGGAGTAATCAACGCTGGCATCTGCCCCTCAATCTTGGTCAAACGCGTGTTAAAACTACCCACCTCGCCCAGCAGCCATGCAAGGCTAGCTACGACGATGGGGATAATCGCTTTAAGCGCGTCTGCCCAGCTCATGCTTTACTCCGGCTTGTTAGGCCAAGTAATTTCCCAAGGGAACCCAATCTGCGTCGGCACATCACGCAAAGCCTGTCGATAATTTGCCCACTCCAATTTTTTTATACTTGGACTGTCATCTAACTGTGTCCAATCTGATTCTGCCAATCGGGTATTCCGGTCACGACGCACAATCAATGCTTGCTGCGCTTGTTTTACCGCCTGTTCTTCAGCACTCAGTGTTTGAATCGACCAGCCTAAAGTCCAGACACCGTTCACAAGGTTGGGTTGGCTGTTCAACACGGCTGCTTGTGTGCTTTTGTCATAAGCAGGTTCATCTGCCATGACCACACGAACCAATTGATTGCCAGCCAAGTTATCCTCTGTACCGCCATACAACGTCAATAAATCTTCTTGCGGAAACCGTGTGCTTGGGTTTTTCTTGACCAAAGTATCGTAGTCGTAAGGAAAAGTTACGACAGTCTGATTATTTACTTCTGCGAACATAATTTTTCTCCTATCGTAATTGTCGAGGTATCGCGGTCAATTACCACGCTACCCTCACAACAAATACTCCAATCTTCACCTGTCTTTGCGCCCCATGAGGGCACATTGATCTTCACATTCTTTACCAAATACTCTTTTGGCCCATCAAATACGCGCCAGACATGCTCTTCAGTTCCTCTACCCGGCTGGCCTCTATTCTTGTTATACCTGATGCAAATCATATAACTTCTACATTCGGCACGGTATCCACATTCACGTTAAAGTGGATAAACTGAAGCGGCTCATCCGACTCGTGCCTTGTAAATCCATGCGGCAACCATGAGTTAAAAAACAGTAAATCACCAGCCTCTACCTTAAACATAATCTGCTCAGATGCATAGGTCACCTCGTCGGGGTTCGCCTGCCTTAGACTAATCTGTTTCTTCCCCGGTCTTGGGTCAAAAACCACCGGCACACTGCTATCCTCTGGCACGCTCACAAAGTAAAAGCCCGTGATCTGCACCCCATGCCCGTGGACATGCTCCATGTGCTGCCCATTACGCAAGAACTCCTGCCCCCAGAACTCCGATACGCTGGTCATAGCCGCGCTCATGTCGTAGCCCTGATCCTGCAACATCTCAAAGCTAACCTTCGCAATCTCTGCCAGCAAGCCCTCTAGCTTGGCGTCAAACATCGACTCACTCTGGCAGACGTTCCACATATTCGGCTTTACCCGAGACAGATACCTCGTTAATACTTCTTTTGCCGCTGGCAAATGTTCAGGCTTTGGCATCCGCAAAACCGCCGATGGGAACAAAAGATCAACCATTCAGCAGCACCCGATTGTTTGTCAGCAAAGCCAGCTTATCGTCTGACTTATTAATTTGATACGACACCTGCTTAACGTGCGGCACAATCTCAGTCTCAAAGTCTGGGTGGTTACGCATAGCGTTAAGCTGATCCTCTGGGATTGTTCCTATCGACAGCAGGTAGTTCTCAGTCCTACGCTTAAACTCCAACAACCACTCTTCCCGCTGCGCCGCCTGAGATGCCTCTAACACAGGCAGATGCCCATACTTACGCTGCGGCTCTAACTCAGCCATCAAAGATTCAATCGTCGCCAATTCTTGCTCTGCGCCTTTGATTGCCATTTCCAACAGGCCTTCGCCGCTTTGCCATTCAATTAAATCTGCCTCTGCCATCAAACGCTCAACTTCATTCAATGACTGTCGCTTTTCATCTATCGCTAACTTTTTTGCTTTGCGCCGCAACAATCGTGCTTTTGTGGCTTCTAGCTTTGTAAAGATGTCCAATTTCTGTTCGTACAGCACACACCATGCGACATCTGCGGTGTGACAGTTGTTTGCAATAAAGTATCGGAGTTGAAAGTCCGAATTATTTCTATGAGGTGCTGAATGCATAATTTTTAATTAAGTGTTTACGCCGGTTGCCCAAGATACTGCTGAACCAGAATACGAGGCAGCGCTTGCTGCACCAACTCCACACGCCGTGTTTGAATCAGTAGCATATGTATATTTATTGCGAGTGGTACTTGCACTGCCAGAGTTATTAATTCCTAAAGCAAAAATTCCTCTTGTTGAATTGCCTGCGGCAGAACCACTTTTTGAGTTTTCACTTGCCGACGCCACACCAACCGTAGTAGATGTACAAGTAGCATATGTATATTTGTTACGAGTGGCGGTTCCTCCAAAACTACAACCTATTGCAATAATTCCTCTAGTTGAATTGCCTGCGGCAGAACCTTGTTGTGTCGATTGTGAAGAACTTTGCGCTGAACAATTTACGTCGGTAGAATATGTATATTTATTCCTGTTAGTGATAGGCCCACAAAAACAACAATTTCTTCCTAGCGTAAATATTCCTTTTGTTGACTCGCCCACCGCATTACCATAATACGACGCTACACTAGCCGCTCCAATTCCTGTGGCTGTGGAAGAACAGCACGCATATGTATATTTATTTCTTGTGGTTGTCTGACCACATCCAGTTGCATAGCCAAGAGCAAATATACCTCTAGTGGCATTTCCAGCGCCTGCGCCAGCACGTGATTGTTTGCTTGCAACACCAACTCCAGAAGCTGTGGATGTGCAACAAGCGTATGTATATTTATTGCGAGTGGTACTTTGGGTTCCCGCTATGAGGCCTAAAGCAAAAATTCCTCTTGTTGAATTTCCTGCGGCAGAACCTTCTAAAGAAGCAGAGCTTGCTGCACCAACTCCGCATGCTGTAGATGTACAAGTAGAATATGTATATTTATTGCGAGTCGTAGTCGAGCCAGTTGCACACCCTATTGCAAATATAGCTCTTGTTCCATCTAAACCGCAAACTGTCCTTGCAAACAGTCCGTAACCTTGAGCAGAGGCATTTGCTTTAGTTTGAATTAACGGCATGACTTCCTCACTTAAATTGGGTCTGGGATGCAAACACCGTAAGTGAACCAGCTCCAGATTTTACAACCGTGTAAACATAAGAATCCACACTGTTTGCGTTGCCTGCCGTTGGCGCAGTGCCTCCTTGCCACTTGGGTGTAATTGCTACACCATCTACTTGCACGTTAGAGTTGTAATAAGCTGTACCGCCTTGCGTAACCAAAAACGCCACAGTAATGGCTTGATTGCTTGATAAAGCAGTGTTTAAAGCAGTGCCGCTAGAAGCACGTAAATTAACGGTCCAATTGCCTGCGGCGTTGCTGGTGTAATACAAAACTGTTTGCGTTGTTACATCAACATTAATTGTTCCGTTTGCCGCCGTTGCCACAACAGTAGCCACCTCGGCCACATCAGTAAAAATTCCTGCAAACGTGCTTGTTGAACCACTGAATGTTTGAGTCGCTGTAAATGTAGTAGCTACGTTAGGAGCTACGTAATCTGTACCTGCAACAGCGGCATTTATCACGCCAGAAGCTGCTTTTAAAACACCAGTGGTACTTGCACGTTTTAAAACATTGCCACCTGTGCCGGAAAAAAGAACAATTTCATTGTCTACGCTTGTTCCTGGCCCTGACACATTACCAGCCGATCCTGCTGCCTGACTAATCCAATGTGTGCCGTTACTTGTCAACAAGTTTCCAGATGCACCTGGAGCCACAAGTGTGGCTGTTCCTGTGTTGTTTCCGACTACTACGCTGCCTAGCGTCAGGTTTGCTCTGCCCGTGCCGCCGCTAGATACCACCAGCGGGTTCGTGATCGTCACGTTGGACGCTTGAAACTCCGTGATGTAGTTGATGATCTCGGCAACATTTACACTGTCATTGAACACGCCCATCGAACGGCCAGCAGGAATCCTGACTGTCGTACCCGTAGGTGAAGCGTTCGTACCGTTCGAGATTACAACCGCGTTGGACAGGTTGTTGACGATCAGATACTGCTTCTTTATCGCCGGGATGAATAGCGTCTGCTGGTTGGTGATCGTGCCTACCAAATTCAACTCTAGGTTACGGGCAACCTGCGCTGCGTTTGTGTCCGTCAGAGCAATGGCTACGTTCGAGCTGGCAAACGTGACGTTGGCCGATCCGGTGATCGCCTCCTCTACCGCCGTGCCAAGGTTGACGTTTGTTGTGTTGCCCCAAGTGCCGGCCTGATCGCCTGTGCCGATCAATTCAATTTTTAACGATGAATATGTACTAGGCATGATGTTTCCTTAAACCGTATTGATGACCGTCCAGGTTGACGCGTTCCCCGTTACTATCGGCGTCCATGTATCTACAGCACCTGTGTTAATTGCAGACCATGTAACATTACCGCCTGTTTCAATAAGCTCCCACAAGAATCTGCGCCGCGCAACATCTTCTGCCACAGCATTTTCAATAATGCTTGCAATAAAGACAGCACTTGCAGCATTGATGTCATCAACATTGCCGGCCTCTTCCACGCTTGCATTAAAGTTGGCTTGCGCAGAAAAGACTTCCGATGCAGCAACGTCTTCGGCAATAACACCAACAGTCGTTCGTAGCACATCAAAAGTTTCTTGCGTGTTTGCATTTTCAATAATTGAACCAAAGTAACTCAGCCCACTCTGCAACGTCTCTTGCGCTTGCACCGTATCCGTAACAACCGCCGTCACTGATATCTGTGATGCTACCGTTTCGTTTCCTGCCGCCGCCTCACTTATTGTCCCGAAGGTCGTTCGCAAAGGCGTTACTGCATCATCTGCAACAACAGTGTCTGAAACACTAGCGTTGACGTTAATTAAAGAACTAACAACATCAACCGTTTGTACAGATTCAGAAACACTGCTTACAACAACAATAACAGATGCAACATTATCAACCGTTTGTGCCGTCTCGGATACAGATCCAAGTATTGTTACTAACGATACAACTGTCTCATTTGCCGTTACTGTTTCAGATACCGCCGGACTAAACGTAGATGCTGCACTTACCGTGTCTGCTGCTGTTGCTGTGTCAGACACTGCTGCGGCATACGCCAATCCAACTGCTACTACATCACTTGCTGTTACCGTTTCTGATGTTGCTACCGCTAAGTTTGCTTGCGCAGAAACCGTTTCATTAACGTTTACCGTTTCAGATACTGCTCTTGCAATAGTCGTGACGCCCGTAACGGTGTCTGCCGCTGTAACCAAGCCACCATTACCAAGACCCCAGCCATCACTACCCCAAGCTCCATTACCCCATCCACCGTTTGATATCAGCCGGTCATATACCGAACAGCCCCAGCCAGCCTGCCCCCATTTGCCGCTACCGAAGCCGCCCTCTGCCACACATTACCCCGCAGCCTCAAGCTCGATGTCCATAAACCATCGGCTCTGTACCTGACCGTCTTCTGTCGCCCACTCCATCAGGCACCAAACGTTGCCGTCATCGTCCATGCGCATCTTTGCGATTGGCCCCTGCGGGATCACTGCCTTCAGCTTGACTACGTCGCCCTTCTTAAACATGACTACCCCCTATCAAGTTGCATCTAGGTTGAACGAATACGTCACGTTCAGAACGTCGCCGCTCACAACAGTACGGTCGCCAGGCGATTGGAAGTCAGCTTCTGAGAACAGCAAGCCAGACGTGCCGGACGCTACGTTACACAAGAACGCACCAGCAATAGTAGCGTTAGCATTCATCGTAAACGTTGCTGTAGAAGCCGAGTTGTTGATGTTTGACGGATCTGCCAGCGTGGCGTTACCAAACGTCACCTGCGGGCGTGTACCGCTGTAGCTAGAGTTTTCTGTCCAACCAGCATGGGTTGCCAGCGTATCTCCGCCAGAGAATGTCGTAGAAGCAGCAGTGCCATTAACCAAACCAATGTACCAAGCAGCCGTGTAGGTCGCCCCCTTGAAGTACTTGTTGTTCATGTCCTGCAAGCCAACATTGACCACAAGGTTGGAACCAATGTCTACCCACTTTGGATTGCCGTCTTTGTCCTGGCAAGTAATGGTAAACACGCCGCCGCCAGATGCACCTTCCGCAAAACCAGTCTTGCGCGCGACAGCGCCGCTGACGGTCTCGCTGGATTTGGATTTTTCAATAGTCATGATGACTCCTCAAGTAATACGTATTAACGCACTGGACGCTGTGTCTGGAGGCAACGTCACCGTGAATGTGCCATTTGCAGCCTGCGTCTTGTCACTGCCAAAGTCCAACGTTGCAACCGACGCATTCGCCCTTGTAAAGTTGTAGATCAGCGCACCTCTAGCTGTGAACTGCGCAGGATCCCAAACAACGTTGGAAAAGCTGACGTACACAATACCGTTACTCGTAGACGATATTGACACATTTGATAACGCTTGCCCACCCGTTGTGTAGCCAACTCCACTAATTTCATTCGTTGCCGAATACGCGGCTGTGTTCTCGCCCATATCCACGTAGCCGTCGTACAGCGCCATCTTTAGCGTGTCTGATGCTACGTTCTGCCGCCCATTCAGTATGTCTACCTTGAACGATGTGGTCAAACCTTGGTAGATCGTCATGTTACTTTCACCCTAATCTGACCACTTCTGTACGCATCCTGACGCTCCATACCGTCGCCCAGACGCTTCAGCTCACCCATCGCTTCGTTGTACTTGGCCTCGACGTTGGCAATCAGATCCTGCTCACCCTTCATGAACAGGTA